CTCTCACACCATCAAGCTTTCTTTCTGGGAAGGCGGTCAGGCCAGTAAATAGCGCTACTTTTGCTCCCGACCCTCCCTGTCTGGCTTGTAGGTAAATGCGGACCCAACACTCATTGTCTGTTATCTTTTCCGTCATTGTGACGGAAGCAGATTCCCTTAAATCTGACGTACTGTCCCGGTCAATACTACCCTCAGTAAATTCAAATTCTTGACGGTCTGTCCACGTCTTAGGGTCAACTGTTGTTAAAATATATCTTGCTGAAAATCCTTTGCTCCAATCCATCACGCCACCTCATTAGGATGCTCTGCGTTCCACTGTTCTTCCGTCACAGCATCCAGTTCTTCCGAATCCACTTTTTTTATCGTTAATGAGAAATCTGTCCTCATTTTATTATCGTGGTCTTTTTTCTCCGACACCTGTATATCGCAGGAAAACGATGAACCATCTGGTGTCCTAACGTGACATATTCCGGGATACGTTGCGAGCCGTCTCATTTGCTCAATCATCGTTGGTTCTGTCAGTGAGATACTTACTGCATCAATTTTTAAATCGCGAGTGATCGCAGGGTTCCAATCGCCTTGCACAGAGCCCCCAAGGTATACTGTCCTCTCAAAATCTTTATCCCACGAATTATCTAAATCAAGGTTATACTGGATTTCGATAGATTCACCGTCAAAATCAATGATTGCCTTTTTATATTCGATGGAAAAATCGCTATATAACCACGCAAACGAACTATCTGACGTTATATAGTCACCGTTGGCAGTTTTATTTACAACCAGTATGCCGCCGTACTCATTTAACGCCGGGTATGGGTCAACATATTTCTGTCCATAAACCCCATTTTCCAGAATCAATTCTGCTCTGTCTACACTCATCCGATACAAGTCGAATGTATCCCCATCAGCATATGTGGTTGGTTTAGCAACAACAATACTCGCTGTTTTGTTGTCTGCAATCGTATTTACAGTGGCCGTTGGTACTTCCGGCTGGTGTTTCCACCGTACAACAAACGGTATCTTTTTTTCTGCCACATGGTCATAAATGTCTGTAAATGCAATCTGTATGCTGTACCTTGCACCGTCATCCATCTGCCCGATCAGGTCGCTTAAGCCAATAGCATAGCTGTCTGTTTCACTGCCAGTAAAACTAGCAATAATTTCATTGGCAAAATGTTGTTCCTTTAATCCGTCCGGGCGCAGAATATAATAATCCTCGTCCCTGACAATCGTTACTTTTGCTGTGCCAGCAGAATCCCCGAAGGAAGGGACTATTGTTAATGGTAGCTGCTCTAAATAATTTGTTGTACCTTCCGATGATTCTGGTACTGTCTGGTCGCTTGTTTCCGTGGTAACATCGCCAGAATTATATGCAGTTGATTCCGAAACAAGATTTGTTGTCACGCTGTTTATCGCAGGTTTTGCAACAATTTCAACAGCCACAGAATCTGACCATGCCCCTTCCTTGCCTCCCTGTGCTGTAACCATTGCTTTTAAATAATGGATTTCTCCTACATTCCATAGATTGCTCAAAAGGCCACTTGCAGTATAGATTTTATTAATGTTTTCAATAGTTTCCGATAATGTCTCCATGCCGGAAGACATCATTAAAACAACGACGTTTCCATCTTTGCCTTTAACTGGCTCATCGTTAACCGCTTCCGCTATTTTTATGCTCGCTTTGCTGTTTCCGGTATAGCCGACACTACAAATAACTGTGTCGTCCATACTAAGATAGTTTTCTGTTGTTGCTAATGTAGGTGTTGTTGGTGTCTCGCTCAGTGATACGGAAACCGTATCAGACCAAGGAGATAGCACTTCTTCGTCCCCGGACGTATCCCGCAATCTTACGCGGAAATAATATGTTTTTGCCGATTCCAGGGACCCGATATGCCACGTTGTTTCCTTGTCCTCTACATCATAAGTAGTTGGGGCGTCCGTACTAATCCATGCGTCCTCATGGTCTGCCCACGCAATGGTAGCCGCATCTGCATTTTTCCACGACCAATCCCATGTTAGTTCCACGGTATCAGATGCCACTGCCATTGCAGTTATATTTTTCGGTGGGACTGCAATCTTTCTTGTTTCCGAGTAAACCCACCCTGACTGCATGAGGGGGCTAAGTTTGTAGGTGATGCCAGATGCTCCGTTTTGAGGTGCAGAAGTTCCGGTAAAATTCTTGAGGGCAATCTGGTATTCAGCGCCGCCGGACACGTCCGGACACGTAACTGTGATTGTCCCTTCTTTGTCGGTGATCGCGATAATACCTTTTTCCTCGTTGTCTATTTTCATCCAGATTGCTGTTTTGGCGTCAGGAACCTCCGTATTTCGCTCAACGTTATTGATGATAAGTGTTGTTCCTGTTGCCGATACCGTATCAAATGACGGGGATTTTAAAGCCCCTCGCGCCGCTACTCGTGGCTCAGAGTATGCATATTTTTTATCGTGCGTACTTTGCACTCTTGTCCACATAATCTGGTCTTCCGCTATGCCATCGTCTGTGTTAAAATCTGCTGACACCGTATAATCATGGTACGCAACGGTTACTCCTGTACTCCATGATGTGCCGGTATACCTCTCTCCGCTTTCCGGCGTGTCTATGGCATATTGTAACTCCATAGAATCCACAGGGCGGTCCCGCGGCGATGCCTGCACCCAGTTTGCCCATACATAGCGGCTAGAGGAGCCTATCTCTTTGCTCCCTGTACTCTGTATATTTGGACGCTCTGGGATGCTGTAATAATGGTATGCATAGCTCCAACCGGAATCTCCGGCACACCCTCTCGATTTTGCCCTTACAATACGGCAAAATGTCTTGTTTTGTGTCGGGGAACCATCCTCTGTTATCGCCCATGTGCCAGACGCTCCCGTATAGGATGCATTGGTAAAGCGAGCGTTTGCAATGGCGCCCTTATAGTTTGTCATTAATGCGGTCTGTACCTGCGTCCTTGCAAAATGCCTTGCATCATTTGCCTCGTATGAGGTATTCCAAGTAAATGTACCTTTATTTGCGCCAGTATCATCAAGAGAATAAGAAACGGAAGGGGCATTTGGTGCATAAATGGTAAATGTCTTTGTGGAATGTGCGGCTGTATAGGTATGCTTTTTATCACTTTTTGTTTTGCCCTTTACCTTAAATTCTATCGCGTTTAATAATTTTGATGAGACAGGATAATAATTTTTTGCATTAAGTGCTACCGTTTTTTTAGTTGCTGATTTTCCTACATTTATTTTCTTCCACTTTGTCCAATCCCATTTAGAAGCACCGGCGTTTTTTGTATGTAGACGATACCATAGCCACTGTCCATCCTCATATTTTTTCGCCGGTATTTTCCAAGATATTGTAAATTTCAAACCGTCTCTCGATATAGACAGACCGCTAGGAGCAGCAGACTTTTTCTTTTTCTTTGCCATTATGCCATTTTCACCTGCCTTCTAAGCTCACTTGCCATTCTTCTTCCCCATTCTTCCGGGTTATCTGCACCGTTTACAGTTACATTAATAGTTACATCGTTTTTCGTTCCCTGTGTTGCCTCTTTGATATCGTTCATCAGTCTGCTACGACCGTACAGCATCTCGTCTCCTGCTTCTCCTGCTCCAAACAAGGTGGCATCAGAAAATACATATGGGCTTTCCATGGCTTTTTTATACCAGCTAATGTGGAATGATGGCAGGGAACCCTTTCCCCCAATACCGAACGGAGCTTTTCCGCCGGAAACACTCAGGTGCGGTAGGTTTAGGTGTGGAAGAGACCAGCTAAACTTTAAGACGCTCTTAAACCGTCCAGGGAAGCTTTTTACAAGGGATACTGCCTTAGTAAAGATACTTTTAACAGCCGATGGTATCTTAGTAAATGCTCCTTTTACAGCCGATAAAATACCATTTCCCTTAAATGCTCCCTTGAATCCGTTTACAGCATTTTTAGCGGCACCCTTTAAAAGAGAAGGGAGATTTTTGACCCCTTTTATTATGCCGGTAACAATGTTTTTACCAAGCGAAAACCAGTTAAACGCTGTAAATACGCTTACGATTGCTGTGATAATCTTCGGTAAATTAGCAATTAATAACGGAATCGCACGAACTAAGCCAATCGCTAAATTTGTTATGATTGTTACTCCTGTTGCAAGGATTTTTGGCGCATTATCGTTAATAATGCCAGCCAAATTCGTTATGATTGTAGGTACATATGCAATCAATACAGGAATAGAATTAATCAGCCCTTGAGCAATATTCTGGATAAGTGTCAGGCCTGCATTTATCAATTTGCCTGCGTTGCTCCTCAATGACTCTGTAAATTGTGTCAGCATCGGCAACGCCTGCCCCAAAAAGGTCGGGATGCCCTGAGTCATGCCGTTAGCGATAGTCGTCAGCAAATTAACTCCGACCGATGTAAATACATTTAGCCCTGTGGAAATCGTAGAGGCAAGATTATTTAACAGTTGGCTGACAGCAGTTGTAATACTGCCAGAATTTTGAGTAACGCTTGAAATTAAACCGTTTATGAGGTCGCCGCCGATTTTTGTCAGCCCCGGCAACTGGCCGCTAAAATTAATCGCATCTTGCGCCAGTTTGGAAAGGGCGCCGCTTATGCCGCCAGATTCCATCGCCTCAGCTAATCCACTAACCTCGCTTGTTATACCTTTGATGGCACCACGGATAGTACCCGAAAAGGTATTATAAAAAGCAAGTTGCAGGCCTTCTGTGGCGCTAGATAGCAAGGTTATGTCGCCCTGCAAATTATCTAACTGCGTAGCCGCCTGTTGTGCTGCGGAGCCGGAAGAATCCTGTATTCCTTTCCAAAATTTTTGCACAGTCGCATCACTCGATGCGGTCATTTTATTAAACGCCTGTAAGCCTTGCGTTGTAAAAATCGTTGCAAGAGCATTGTTTTTTTGTTCCGCTGTCATACCCTGCAAAGAGCCATTAAGCTCGTCTACGAGGTCGTTAAAATCTTTTGCCTCGCCGTTTGACTTATAGGCGGATACACCTAACTGATCTAAAGCTTTTGATGCATCATCAGTCGGAGTATATAAGTCCGCCATTGCCCTATTTAATGCCGTAGATGCCTCGGAGCCTGTCACGTTCTGCTCTGCCAAGCGAAGTAAGGAAAGCGTGACACTGTCCGCCGCTTGACCGTAGTTTTTCGCTGTGGCAGCAGAACCGGAAAAAGCCTCTCCAAGGCCTCTTACGTCCGTATTAGCAAGAGTAGCACCCTTTGCCATCAAATCGGCATAGTAAGATGCGTTACTCATCGAGTCACCAAAGCCTTTTACAGCTCCGGCAGTATATGATGCCGATTCTTCCAGACTCATAGCACCGGCAGAGGCAAGGTTAAGTACCGTTCCGATACCGCTAATCTGCTCATCCGCCGACAAGCCAGCCTGAGCAAGGATATTCATTCCTTCCGCCGCTTCCGTTGCGGTGTACTTTGTTGTGCGCCCCATTTCCTCAGCCTTGGCTTTGACGTTCCCTATTTTGTCTACGGTTGTTCCCATGGTAGCTGCTACCTGAGACATTGCAGTATCAAAATTCATTCCGGCATCTATTGATGTTTTTGTAAATGCAACGGCGGCAGCAGAGCCGGCCACCATAGCTGTTTTAGCTACTTTCCCGACCGCTTTAAATGCCCCGCCAATTTTTGATGTGGACGAGCTGGCGTTACCTTCTGCGTCTTTCAGCCCCTGCTTATATGCGGTGTCTTTGATTGCCAGAGTGACAAACAATTCCATCACATTCAATCACTCATCACCACCAATCCGGCTTTTTTAATGACGTCCGCGGCTATTTCTTCGCCAGTCTTTGTTACTGTTTGCTTTTTATCGCTATTAATTAAATCAAAAAATGATACATAGAGATATTTCCCACCGAACGCCTGCGAAATGCTTTCGGTTACATATTTCAGCCCATCGGCCATGTATCGTTTGTAAATTAATTCCTCTGTGTCGTCTAAAATCTTAGCCTTGACGTACAGCAAGAATCCCTTTACGCTTCTTCCTCTGTATTCTCCTGCGCATCGCCAGAGGGTTCTTCTGCTGCGCTTGTTGGCGCTGAGAAAAAAAGCTGACGTACCTCCGGCTCATTGATGAGGTCAACCATGCCTTTGATAATGTCCATTAATTTATGCTTTTTCTTGTATTCCTCAACACTCTGCAATTCAAACGCTGCTAAGATTCCAATTACATCATCTTTGTGTGTTTTTAACAGCCTAGGAGCTGTTTTAGCACCCCTAGCAAAGACTTTGATATATTTCTCCCCTTCCTGCGGTACAAGCTTCTGGCACAGGCTGAGCGCATCATCATCGTCTGCAATGTTACCGATATGTTCGAGGGAGTTCGCAATGGCTTCTAAACCCTGTTCTGCTGTTAATTCTGATAATTTCATGCTTTACCTCCTACGCCGCTTCGCCTGTTTTGATATAAACCTCGTAAGGTACTGTCTCTGCGTTCTTAATGCTGTAATGTCCTGTGTATTCGAAATCAAAATTTCCTTTGGATTTATCATCTGATTTAATCTTAAATCCGCCCGTTG